AGAACATGTTCAATACTCGTTTTGCATGGCTCCGGCTCCACGATTTTGATCTTAGTGCAATGCCGGATTTCAAGAAACACATCCGTCCAAGATTCTGTGGTGATGATTTTATTGCCTCAGTTTCCAAAACATATTCAGAGTTGTTCACCGGCAAGTTCTTAGCCGAGAGTGTTGCCCTTCTGGGATACACTTACACCGACTCTGACAAGACCCCTCCGAAAGCTTTTCTTCGGCCTCTGACCCACCACACTATGTTGAAACGTGGTATGAGGTTCGAGAAAGCCATAGGCAAGTGGGTCGGACCAATGGATCTCGGTAGTCTCCTTGAAATTTCGATGTGGTCCAAAAAAGGCAACGCTTTCAAGAAGATCGGGGCCTCCAACTGCGATGACTCTCTCCGTGAACTCACACTTCATGGGAAGGAAGTCTACGAAGCGCACCTTCCCAAGCTTTTGGCTCATGGGAAAGGTGTGTGGGAACCAGAGATCACTGACTGGTTCACGCTGTTTTTGAAGGTCACCTGTTCTGAGCCGGAGACGTAAAATGCCTTCTGGCGCGTCCCTGTCTTCACTCGACGTTAAATTGTGCGTTTCTGAGGGACGAATTGCCTCATACCCGGAAACCAAAGGTAGCGCCTACTGCAGCGTTGGAAACCTTCTCCAATTCCGAAAGCAGAGACAGGGAGGAGAGACTTCCAAAGACCAAACACAACTTACAGACCAAACGATCACAGTCCATAATAATACTCCTCTGACATAGTTCATAGGCAACCGGAGTATATTACAATGACCACATCAGAAGCTCCCGAAATCGTAAGGCATGTCGTTGACTCCGGCCAAAAGGAGACGACGTTCTTTTCCGATGAGACCACGGCCCAAGTCCATGACCCCTCGACCATTAGCGCGTCCCGCGTTGTTGATGATCTACACATCGCTGGAACCCAAGACATCACCACTTACCTTTCACGACCTGTGAAGATGGCATCTGGTGTTTTCTCTGCTTCAGATTCAGGACCACTGTTTACTCTGAATCCGTTCAGTACTGTCTTAAACTTTTGGGCGAACAAATTGTCCAATATTCAGTTGATTCGAGCAGATTTTGAGCTCACCATTCATATCAATGCCCAACGATTTGACACTGGACGGTATATGCTCAATTTCATTCCGCAGTTTGGAGTGGCGAATTCCCCATACGCCACTCATTACCTTATGTGGAACTCGACCTTGACCCAACGCACTCAGTTGCCTCACGTGGAATTCGACCTTTCGAGTGACACGAGTGCGGTCCTCAAAATCCCTTGGATGTCGGTTCAGCCCTACTTCATCAATCAGACCAATGCCTCTGCCCCGTTTAGTATTGGTGTTGTTGAGCTCCGACCATATTATCCACTTCAACAAGTCAATTCTCTTGGTTCTCCAGGGTGGACTGTATACGTCAGGCTGACCAATGTTAAGCTTGCCGGTCCCACAGTCGTCCAGATGGGCACCAAAGAAGAACAAGTTAAAGCTAAGATTGGTCCAGTTTCAGGATTTCTCAATTCAGTCAGCCGTACGGCATCCAGCCTTGCGGTCGTCCCGGCTCTTTCCGCCCATGCGACGGGAGTGTCCTGGCTTGCGAATCTCTTGTCTGGAGCTGCTTCCGCCG